GTTCGTTGGGATAAAAACCTACAAAATTTCATAGGTCAGCCTATGAGCCGGCGTCAAAGCCGGGTTACTTTTAATTTGATAATTAATGTTTATCGAAACCTTTTGGCTCGATTAAGCATTGCGTATCCGGCCGTTACCGTTTTGCCTTCTAGTCCTTCGACTGAAGACATTATGAAATCTGAAGCATCAGAAACCTTTTTAAGGTATTACTGGCATGCTGAAGACATGAAAGAAGTTTTAACAACTTTGCTCGAATGGCTTTTAGTTTGCGGCAATGCAGGCTTGCATACATTTTATGATCCTGAAGATGACAAGATTCACACCAGGGTTGTAAGCCCTTACGATTTATTTATGGAACCTGGAGCAACTAAGGTTTCTGAATCTCGATATGTTGCTGTGCGACATATTGTTCATAAAGATGATTTGCTTAAAGCTTATCCTGATAAAGCAGATATTATTAAAAAGTCTGGTGAAAAACCGAATAGAGTTTTTCGTACATTCTTTCAGTCAAATAGCGGGACTCAAGGTAACGAATTAAAAGATCGTCTCGAGGTATTTGAAGTCTATATGCAGACCGGTGAAATGGGTATGCTGCTTGGTACCAATTGGATTTACAAATCTAAATGGCCGGTTAAAACCACACCTATTTCAATTGTAAACTACACAAAAATTCCTGGTCGAATCTGGGGAATGGGAATGATTGAGCCGTTACTTGAGTTGCAAGTAATGTACAATCGAGGTCGTGCTCAGGTTATCCAAAATGCTGAGCTAATGGGTAATCCTAAATGGTTAATTCCTAAATCATCTGGTGTAGCAAAAGATGCAATTTCAGATTCTCGTCCTGGCGAAAAGATTGTGTACAACGCTGCTTCAGGACCGGCCCCTCAACAAGTTGCTGCTGCTCCTTTACCTAGTTATGTTTTGGATAACATCCGACAGCTTAGTTCCGAAATGCTGGATATTGCAGGGGTACATAGTACTAGCCTTGGCAAACGAGCTATTGGTATTGAATCCGGCGCAGCTATTGAATCACTCACCAGTCGTGACGCTCAACAGCTTTTGGTAACTCAACACAATATTGAAGAGGCAGTAAAAGAAATGTCTCTTTGTACGCTTGAAATGGCTCGCAAGTTTTATGACCAACAACGCATGATTCGGATGATGGATGATACGGGTCGTGTTGTTCATAAAGCTTTGGTTAATACTGATCTTTGTGACGACCCAGAAATTCATCTTGAAGCAGGCTCACTGTTTCGAGACGAGAAAAAAGATCGTGACCAACGAGTGCTTGAGATGGTTAAGCTTGGGCTGCTTGATAAAGGAGAAGCCCTTAAGGCTCTTGACTATCGCACAGGCAATGCTCGAGTCACTAAACAAATGGCTGGGTTTAGTCATGCTCACGATATGCTTCAAGCGGTAATTGTAGGCAACGCAATTGAAATTATGCCAACTGATAACCTAGTTGCATTCAAAGAAGTCTTTGAAGACTTTATGCGAACAGAGCCTTACTACAGACTGCCTGTTGAAACCCAAGATTATATTCGTGATATTCTTGTTGCGGTATCTACATTTGGTAAACCAGACGAACAGTTTATGGAAGCTGAGCTTCGACGCACAGTCTTCCCACGCATTTCGGATAAACCTGTTAACGCTGCTCAAAACATGGCGTCTGTTGGAAGTCCAACAACTGCTGCTCAAATGTCTCGGGAGTTTACCTCTATGGACGAACGACGCACTATGACAGATGATGCTAAACCTATTCTTAGTAAAGCATCTAAAATGGGAGGCACGGAATGACTCCAGCAGAAACAGCAGCTATGTTTCGATCTTATATAGATGAAGCAGACTCTACATTTATTACTGACGATCAGGTTAACTTATATTTAAAGCAGGCATATAATGATTTTCGTTTAGCTGTTTGCAATGTTGATCCATACATTTTTGCGGCTGAGCACGTACTCACAGCAACCGGTCCTAAGATTGATTTAACACAAGCAACCGGTACGCCAGCCGCCACGTTGTGTGGCGCTGGCGCAACTGCCGGAAAAAAACTTGAACGCATTTTAAGACTAGCTCGAATCAGTCCTGGTAATGAAGTTCTTCGTTATTTAAATCCTTCTCCTTCTGAAAAAACTGTTTCGTTTGATGGGTATGCTTTTGTTAACACAGCGATCATTCTTGGCGGTTCTTACACAAACACTTTTAGAATTGAGTACGTACCCTATCATAATATTGATTTCACTGGCGGCACTTCTGCTTATCTCGATGAGCTAGATGGTTTTCATGATATGATTCCATTATATGCATACCTTCGATATGCTGTTCGAGATGCTGCTGATTTACCGCAAGTAAACTCTGAGCTTGTGCGCAAAATTAAAAGTCTTGAAACGTATTTAGAGCAAGGCCGTAGCCATGAGGGCTCGCAGTATATTAACTACTACGACAACACATGGAGCTACTAAATGGCTGCACCGGGAACTGAAATTGATCTAATTTCTGGGGGCACAGAACAAGACAGTCAGCGACGTGCGGGCTGGGCTCAAAACCTTTGGAAGATACGAGATACTATTTCAGTGCGCCCTGGCTGGGGCCAGGTTGCAGAATTAGACACAACCCTTGGTCTTGATATTAAAGAAACTACAACGGGCGCTAGATTTGAATCTACAAGTTTTGGCTACACAAAACTTTTAGGCTCACATGCAATTGAAACTTCTTTTGGTCACCAACAAATTGTTTCTTTGTTTTTAGCTAAAGCTAATTCAGCAAATACATTTGGTGAAACTAAATCATTTCGGTGGGATAATTACTTAATTGCTCGCATCTTTGACGTGACAACTAATCGACACTGGGAAGAAGTTTTTCACAAACAAACATCTGAAAATGTTTTAAGTACTTCTTTAGAAGGTGTTGGCGGTAATAACCCTATTACCGCAGTAAGATCTCCTACTTTGCCAAGTACTTGGCATGGTTGTTACGAATCTGCTTATGATTTAGATAACAGCAATTTTATTGCTGGTCGTGAAGAGTATGAATGGTTTTTTGAAATCTACCAAAACAACATGTACTTTGGAGCGCCTTCTCAAGGCATCTTTATGTATCAACCTGTTGATTTTAAAGATTATAGATACCAACAACTACAAGTATCTGAAGAGTTTGATTGGGCAACTGGATACTCAGAAAGCGCTTTAGTTAAAAGACTGTCGTTTACTCCTGGTTTATTTAGAGACGGTTTTGTTTACGCAGAAAACAAAGCACTAACTCGAATTAATTCTTCTTGTGTTTTTCGTGATCGCTTAGCTTTTGCTACCGATCATGAAGTCTTTTTCTCAGACCCAAGTCGGCCTTCAAGCATTATTAGCGCAAACTTTATTGTTTGTCCTTCTGCCAATAAAATTTCTGCTTTAGCGGAAATCCGTGGCAACTTAATGATTTTTACTGAGAATGAAATTTATTTATACATTCCGTCAGAAGGCACAATTATTTCATCAGGTCGTCCTCCTATCAACATAAGCAATAACATTGGTTGTGTTGGGCCTTCAGCAATAACAAAAGCAGACAATCAAATTATTTGGGTATCTAATAATGGAGTGTATGCTACTTCTGACGGAAGTTCTTTTGAGGAACTAAGCAGAGATATTAAAAGCTTTTGGAAGTCAGGTGGTCTTATGACCAACCCTATGACTAGTTATTTTGAAACAGCGCTCAGTCCTAATGCTGCTAAAGGTCATGTAGATATTACAACTATTGATCCACCAAGAACGCTTCTTCAATTTGAAAAAGAAAATGTAACTCTTGCTTATAATCAAGATACCAAAACTCTTTTAATGGGAGCTCCTCATCTTAATGGCATGTGGTGCTTTTCTTTTAATATGTGGTCTTGGTGGACATTAGAAAGTGTAGCCAGCGAAGCAGCCGGTGCTCCACAGGTTAATACAACTAAGAATTTAATTAGTCCTCGTGTTCTTTCAATTGGAAGTTCTTTTTATTCAGTGTGTGGCGTTAATAATGACGTTATGACAAATGATGCATTGGCTCATTTAGATGGGAACCCAACTGGTCTGGCTGCTAATTCTAATGGTTCTAATTTTATTATTACTAAACTAGGTTATGGTGGTGCACTTGATCGTTCATGCGATACAGAAGATCAACGACTAGGTTCAGGTAAATATATTGCTGTTAATAAAGCCGGAGTAGCTCGTGATGCTATTTTGTATTTTCGGCCTATGTACCTTGAAGAGTCAACAAGCAGCACTACATATTATTGTCCTATAGAACTTGCTGCTCCAACTACTAGTGCATTTTGGAATGGCAATCTTGTTTTTTATTCAATTACATTTAAATTTGATAATGCAGTTTGGAGCCCAAACTCTAATGCTGTTTCTGGTTTAATACCTGCTCGAATTCCTAATGAGCGTTTAAAAAGCGCCACTGGTTTTACATTGGTAGCTGAAACGAATGATGTTGGAGTACCTACACCTGGTGGTGGTCACATTACCATTAGTTGGGATGGAGCAACTGTACCAGCAGGCACATACGCAAATCAGCCTGTATTAAATGTAGGCCGGCGGAATCGAAATCCATTAATACAGCTTCCATTTACTCCATTAACATCGACTAAAACAATGGCAGGCTTAGGCATTAAAATAATTTCAAATGAAATTAAAGATAGTGCAGCTAATGTTATAACAAACATTACTACACTTGCTTGGACTGGTATGGTTGTAGGTACAAACAACAAGCATACTAACAACGCAAAAGTTCAAGCAGTAGACTGGGCATATAAAGGCCAGCATGTTTCTGATGTAGGTAAGCAATTACGTGCTCGTGGTATATATGCTCGACTTCAAAGTACGGGACCTGGACTTACAAAGATTGTTCCAGGTTGGCTTTGGGGTATTTATAATGTTTTGCTAGGTTCTGATGATAAAGAGTTTACTACTCAGGTTGTAGATTACGATAACGATATTCAAACAATTCGAGAAAAACTAACTGTCAGAAGTCGTTTTCGATCTAGCACAAATAAAATGATTGATCGCATGTTTGAAAGCGCAGCAAGCGGCCCCAAATGGGGCAGCGCTGCTGCGCCTAATGACGGCGATTATTTAATTGATGACACTCAAACAGATACGATTGCTACTTCAGATAGTGTTAAAGGCGAAACCATTAGTTATATGGTTTTTGGTTTTATGAGAAACCGTGCTGCATCTTTAACGATTGAAAGTTTAAAAGGTGTTTTTCGTGCAGCTGGCGGTCGACGCAGGATAGGTCGATGAGTAATGCTAGTTACAGACCTTTTATTGAAGGAGTTAGTTTTTTAGAAGCTAAAGGCACAGAGTCAGTAGATAATTTTATTAACAATCTATTTTCTTCTCAAGTCCGTGTCCGCATTTCTCCAGGTACAATACTTAAAGAAAGTCAAATTATTGGAAACAATATTCTTTTAGGAAGCGGAACACATCACGGTTTTGTCTGCAACAAACCTCATACAATTATAACTGGTGAGCCTGGAACTGTTGTCGATAGACTTGCTCAAATCCAAAATCATGCTGTTGTTAGTGGTGTTCATTTTAAACAAGCTGATGATCCTTCAAACGAAAACAATCTTGTACAAGTTAACCCCATAGCAACTGCAACGTCTTCTGCGCCAGTAAGAGTGTTATTTAGGAACTGTGTCTTTGAAAGAAAATTTAATGCACCTATAGATGCATCGGCTACAAGCACTACGGCATTTGTAATTGTAAATCCTTTTTCAAAAGTAGTATTTACTGACTGTGTGTTTAGATCAAATTTAGCAAACGGCGTCATGAATGGTGCTGGTATTGTTATTCAAAATTTAAATGCAGCTGTAACTGATGTTTATGTTACTTCAGGTGTAAACTTTAGTACGCATAATCATAACAATGTTACTGTTTCAGGACCGGAAATCTAATGTCTTCTTTACGACGATTTACATCACAACAGTTTGCAGATGGGACAACGATTGATGGCAATCGTTTAGAAAAAGCGCTTCAGGATTTAGAAGACTGGAACAATGGAATTGAAGATTCAAACTTTAGTAACCGATGGATGCAGTCTCAATTAATTTTAAAATATCTTCCTCCGACTGCTGATTCAACTACACAATTAAGTACAAACACTGGTTTTGCTAATCATAGAAGCGCTCCATTTCTTCCTATCTATAATGATAAAACAGATGAAAACCCTCATCGCTTCAAAGGAACTCGCCTTAGTTGGCAAGAGGGTTATCAGCCACCAACTTTAAATTATGATCCAACAGCAGCCCCACCACGAACACCTGATGATATTTATAAAGACCAGGTTGTATGGACTTCTTTATTAGCTATTGGTGAAGACCCAGTAATTATTGATTCAGTAGATGCTGTTTTTTTAACTTATAATTTAGAATATGTTAATAATTGGCTTTATGGATCAAGCAGTTCAGGCGGACCTGTAGGAACATACAGTAATGATATTCATTTAGAAATTACTGCTGACAATCCTTTTCTTCCTAATCTTCAATTAAAAAATACAATTTTGTTTCATAAGTATTTATCAACTGCTGAAGCTGCTCAGTTTTGTAATCAGTCAATAAATCTTGCAACTATTGATGATATGAATCCTAGTTTAACTAGTGTTTCAGGAATGAATCCTACTCATGAGCATTCTCTTTCAATGAATCTTACTGATTTAAATATTCCTGTGCCACCATTTACTAGACTGCGTTTTGCTTTAATTTTGCCTTTAGATACTAATTGTCCTGTGTGGGGAGATCAGCCCTGGACAAAGTTTATTCCTACGATGTCTTTGACTATTCTAGAAAGGACAGTCAGTGGCTAATTTTAAACGTTTAACTAGAGGTTTAAAACTTCTTACAGATCATATCTATACACCTGTCTCTACTGTGTTGTCGAACCTGACATCTACAGGAATTACAGAAACAGATTACGATAAAAAGTTTGGCACATTTAGAATTAATATTAACATTCCATATGTTAATAATTTTCCTAAACAAAGTGATGATGATCGTAATACTGGCATTACTGTTCCTTTTGTATTGCCGACATTTCAAGAGCTTTTTAATTCTGACAACTCAGAAATTGACGATTACGAACTAATAGAAGTTTCTGTTAGCCAAGATACTCGAGGCGAAGCAGGTAGAATTTTAGGCATACGTAGAAACCAAGATGTAAATGGTGAAGGTGTTATTGTTCCGGGAGAAGGAAATGCCTTTACGGTTTATCTCATGGAAAAAGAAATGGAGACTACTGGCTTAGGTAGTCGTGCTCAAAACGAAATATTTAAAATCAATATACCAGATGTATTGCTTTTAGATCCTATGGTTAGAGCAAATCCTTTTGTGCAAACAGGCATATCAGTTCCAATTAGGCATGATCGTTCTTATTTGATTGAGTTTGTACCAACTAAAAATGGTCAAGCTTTTTTCTCTGTAACGATTAGTTTAAAACTAAAAAGAAAACTTACATCTCGTGATGTTAACAATTCAGCACAAACAGATGTTCAGAATATGCCTGCTCATCTTGGTGCATTCAATAATGTAGTTCAAACAGCAAATGTTCCCGCAAGTAATGCTCAAATAGAAGCTGATTCCGCCACAGGTGTTTATACTAACTTTAAACTTATTGATTCAATTATCTCTCGTGGTTTGCGAGGCGGGTATAAAAAATCAGGTCAACGAGAATACGCAGAAAACCTTAAGTCTGATGCGGGCTATGAGGTTATTGCTGTGCCAATGTTTGGTAGTTGGTTTGCTAATGGTCAAACACCTGGTCCTGTTATTTCAGACAAAGCAAGAGACATTTGGTCTGATCCTGTAAATTTTCCTTGGGCTGTAGGTGGTGTTGGTAATTTTCATACTATGGATCGTGCTATTATTCCCTTGCAGTATCCAATGACAATTCATCATGTTCTTGTTTGTAATAACTATACACACGCTCGAAGAGAAAATTCAGCACAAAGACCTACTCAAGTAACATTTACTCATGAAGTAGGTGTTGGTTTGCTTCAAGGTATTCGAGCTGAAGATTTAGCTATTCAGCAAATTGCTCATGTTAAGTGGAATCCAACTGGCGGAGCACTACCTATTGATAATTATCTTATTGATCGAATGTCTTCTGGTTTAACTACGTCGACAACTTTTTATTATCTTTGGGATATTTTAAGCTGTCCTTTGGTTGGTACTGGTGGTGAAGGATTCTATGCTCAAGGCAAACCTGTCTTTGCAGCTAAAGGTCAAACAGGCACAAACATTCGATCAAACATTGCAGGTGCTTCTCCGGTAACAACCGGCGGAGAACAAGCACTAGATATTCGTTGGAAGATTTCGGATACTGGCAATATAACTACAGTCAATGGTTCTATTGTTGGCTGGCCTGGTCATTGGGTTTATATTATTGGCAAAAAACATTTAATTTAGGGCGCATCATGGCTTTAGAAGATACCTATGCTCGTGCAACAGAAAACAGATTAGAAGCTAGAAAAAGAGCAAAGACTGCTGCTGATGAAATTGCAGCAGAAAAACGTGCTGCTGCTGATCGCTTTGAAGGTCGA